TAAGGAAGTATTGACAAAAACCATAGATACCTCATAACCAAGTCCTTTGAGAAGAATCGCCTGATCAGCTACTTGACTATATTTTTTACCAGTACCATCAATGATAATACCCAATCGTCCATCAACTGCATGACCTTTCTTTGCGGCGGTGACTTTCTTTGCTCGGACACGTTCAATTTCTCTGGGTATTTCTTCCTCATCTGGCATATTCAAAGACAGTCCCTCTCTCTTTAAATATTTCTCAAACGGCCCATCTGAATTAATAATCTTGAGACCCAAACCACCAAGTGTTTTTTTTACTACAAAGGATTTACCCGAGCCTGGTCCTCCTGCTAGAAAAATAGCCTTGAATATATTTGGGTCGTATATTCCCTCTAATAGTTGTTGGAATGTTTTCATTTGAGTTGACTACCTATCGGTTATTAATATTTATAACTTTCAAAAAATTGTCTGTGGCAATGTGTATATCGCCCCAGACTGTGGCCGAATTTCTTGTTCTTCATTTGCAATTACAATATTTTCATTTGGTTCCGCATCCCACACAGTTTCAGATTCACTAATAGAGTCCATTACTGAATCTTTCATAACTTTACAATGCATTGTATGTATTCCTTCACCTATCGACACTTTATGTCTTAAAGCGGTTACCAAATATCTACCAGATAATATCGGATCTATACTATGTTTACCACCAGATTTGTTTTGAACTCTGTTAGAAGGTATTACCAAATTAATCATATTACCTACCATTAAATTCGTATCACCATGCATCACAATTTCTAATGTAAAATAATCCATTTCCAATTCTCTAGACCTATTTTCCATCAGCCACGAAAATGCGTCATTATCGGTATAGGAATAATCTGGTGAAGAAGATGTACCTTCATTATGAACAAATGCAGATGAGGATGGATGCAAATATTGCCTAGAATCTGGAAAATCAGTGATCTTATTGCCATGGGGATCAATTGGAATCATTGCAACTATAGGCCCAGAATTACCGTTACCTTGATTTGTAGAATTACGAACATTGTAAGAATCTGTCATATAATTAAATTCAAATTTATTGACTTGCTTATTAAAAATATCATGGACTGTTAGAGAAGAACAAAACATACCTGCGGGAGTATTAATAAAAGTATTACAGCTATCCGTTACATGATAACTCAAAAGTAATGACATCTGGTCATCTATATTAGTTGGGTCATCAGGAACTTGTGATTTGAAGGTTCGTTTATGCAAGACTGAAGTTTCTCCCCCAACTCCTAACAAACTATCTAAGGATCTAAAATGAAACCCCAATGGATCTTCATAAAATACGAAATATGGTTCACCCCTTTCATTTATAGCTTCTTCTTTAAGACTGGAAATACAAGTAAAAGGATTTACATTAGGTACAATATATTTCCTATTACCCAGAGTGGGGTCTATTGTAACCGATTTGTTTGTCCCTAAAAATGTATCATCTTTCATTATTTCTGCTACTATATTAGCAATAGTACCCGTAAATGAATGAGAGATTTTTGTTCTTAAATTTTTATAAATTTCATTAGTGGTGAACTGTATCATATATGTTTGGGCTCGTTCTGACGAAGGGAACCTGTCTTGTATATTATAAATCCATGCAGTATAAGTTACAAAATCTATTTTATAATTGGCACCCGGAGTCCACAAATTTAACAAAAGTCGTTCTTGTCCAAGAAAAGGAAGTAGTTCATATACCCCCGCTGCATCATTAATAACCATGCTTCCAGACATAAATGGGGTTTCTATGTCTTGATAAATATTAAGTTCTGTTATTAAGTGTTTTATATTGATTTGCATTCCAGAAGAGCCAACTACTAATGCAGTGCCTATACGATAATCACCAGGCTTCTGGAGTTGTTCTGGATGGGGTTGTGATCCGGCCATAATTATAAAACTAGTTGTTCAAATTCATCCTCAAACATACCCAGATAACTATTTCTGAGAAGATCTATAGACCTTTTAGATTCATTTAAATCCGATTCATATGTCCAATTTGAAATTGCAGTAGCCCCCGAAGTTCCAGCTGGGACTTCAATCATTAATGTAGTATCACCAGAAGATTGGGCTATCTCATAATGATGCGTACTATCTTGCCCTCCATTAGCCCCAAATTTTGTTTGAAGATACAGTTGCATTTCTCTTGTAGTTTTCGGCCAGTCATGAATAGGATTACTTATATTATTCAGTATCATTACAATCCAATGATAATAAGGACTACCATGATGTTTATCAGCAACTATCTCAGGGGTTTCTCCTTCTTGAATATCATAGGGATCTAACATAACAAATTCTTTTTTCATGTTAGATCTAACCCTAACACGTTTAAGTATATTGGTAACTAATTTTTGGTTACCAATACCATGAGGATCATATAAAGTTGTGGGAAAATTGATAAAATAAGACATTAATATCCGTCTGTAGCTTCTGCTTTTGTTATAAGTTTGGTTTCCATGAAATCCAATTTCAGGTCTACTTCTACAGGAGGAGCTCCATTTCTAGTTGCAATTGGTCTAAATGTTTGATATTGATTTGGAGTCCAATTTACATCCATATTCAGTAATACACAAGTAGATACTTTATTTAACCATGTATTTTCATCCCCCCTAAACATATAAAAAATATCAAATTCAGATGGTGTTATCCAATATCTTCCAAACTTATCATCACTTGGTTTTTCGGGTAACATATGAAACCTGAATTGTCTAATAATTTTATCAACCTCTACAGATTCTAGTGCATTTTTGGGGGTAAATTTCCATGTGTATGAGAACTTACGATGTGCAATTCCTGTAAACATAACCTCCAAGTAATTATTCATTGCTTGGTTTTCTAATTTATTTGCGGCGGCCTGTGGATTTCCAAGTCCTGCGGATCCCACTCCCGCCAACACTTTATCCTTGATGACATCTCCTAGAGTATTCATCGCCTGCTTGCCCAAGGCAATATTGCTCCCAGTTACATCTATGCCATCAGCCTGTGAAGACTTCATGGCTGCTGCTGTTATATCCATAAAAGTACTACCAAGTTCTTCTTCCTTATATGCAGCTGCATAATTTACAGTAAGATTTGGGGGCATATAAAGAACAATAGAATCTGTAGTACGTTTGGTTCTATTACGTCCCAACTTGTTTGCAGCAGTTCCTTGATGAGAAGATCGGTCAATAATGCTAGGTTTAGCGCCGGGTATCCATTTATCTCCACCCCCATAAGTTCCGGGCCCTGCGTCAGTAGACATTTTTTCAGAATAATAATACTTTATTGCCCCTCCGCCGGTATCGGCCGTCTCCTTATCCCTGCGAGAGGCAGTGGACCGGGCATTAACTACTGGTTTAAATTTATTCTGATGTTCTAGATGTGCTGCGTGTATTTTTTCACTACGTCTTGATTTGCCACCGGAAATCCCAGAAGAGATGGGCCCATCCACTGGTTCATTAATATAAAACATCATATAATGACCCTGATCAGAACGGGATTGAATATCTGATGGATATTGCAGTGTAGAATAAGACCACTTAGAACCTATAGTCATGTGGGAGATTGGACTACTTTTGTTATCTATTCTATCTCCTGTAACTGTACTTGGTGTTACCTTATTATCTGGGGCCAGTCCAAATCGCCTCATGGACTGGGCTATAAAATTCATCATAAGTATTCCTATAGTTTATCTTAAAGTATTTATATGTCATACAGAGGAAAGTTTCGTTCAACTAATAGGACAAAATATAAAGGTAACCCAGACAATATAATTTATCGTTCATTGTGGGAGCGTCAGGTTATGAAAAAATTGGATGAAAATTCTAATGTTATTGAATGGTCATCTGAGGAAATAGTAATTCCTTACAGGTCTCCCGTTGATGGAAAAATACACCGATATTTTCCAGACTTCTATGTTAAGACTACTAAGGGTGATATATTCCTCATAGAAGTTAAACCAAAACAACAAACGATTCCCCCTAAAAAATCAAAGTCCAGAAATAAATATCTCCGTGAAGTAAAAACATGGAGCGTTAATCAAGCCAAATGGGAAGCTGCAAAAATAATATGTGAGAAGCATGGTTGGATGTGGCGTATCTGGACAGAGAGGGAGATAAAACCACATAAATATTCTAAAGGACTTAGATAAATGGCAGATAAAATAGCAACAGATTTTATATCCGACATGAAAGCAACGGGTCGGAATGCCATTTCTTGGTTTAAGAAAATTGTAGCAAAAACTCAAAGAGCTGCTGCACCTGCAAAATATGGTAGAAAAGAAATAATAAATAATAGAAATATAGGTATAGACACTAGACCAATTATTGGTAGAATGTATCTATTTCAATATGATGCCAAATGGAAAGATAAATTGCCGTGGTGGGATATGTGGCCACTTATATTTCCATTTGATTATGCCAAAGGTGGATTTTATGGAATCAATGTCCATTATTTACCCCCAAATGACCGTGCCGATCTCATGATTCGACTCATCAAAGCTCATGGTTCTAGTGGTAAAATGGATGAGAGATTTAAAATGAGGTTATCATATAGTATAATAACCAAATTTAAACCAGCAATTCCTTGTATAAAACGATATCTGTTTAGTCAGGTGCAAGGGAGGGGATTTTATGGTATCAGTGGACAGGATTGGAGTTATGCAGCTGCACTACCTCTACAAAAATTCCAAAAAGCAACAGCCAGAAAAGTCTGGCATCACAGTAAACAAATGTATTAAGGCACAATGGCAATTTTCAGAAAAGGAGTAAAAGTAGGTAAGTTTGATATGAGAATGGGACTTACTAAAGGAAGAGCTAAGGGTATTACTGACAAATTAGGTATTACCGAAGCACCAAAGAGGGCAATACGTCCTGAAGGTGAAATTGACGCTATCCGGGCTATGGTAGGGAAAGCTGAGGGGTTTATGATGCCCGTCAATTTCAAGATTACTTTTCAAGTTCCAAGAGGTATTGAACAGCCAAAATATGACGCTACCACACAGCAACCCGCAGGTGGTGCGAATTCAGGTCTTTACGTTGCCGGAGGTACGTTAGATTGGAAAACTCATATAATGCAGGGGTCTACGGCGGGGAAAATAAGGGCGTCTTTTTTAGAACAAACACAAGCTTCATCCACAACATATACTCCATTTAAAACCACTCAAAAAGGTAGTGTTATTGGTGGAATGATGGGAAATGCAGGTAGCTCAGATGTCACAACCGAAGGTGGCTGGGGTGGGGGTGAGAGAAAAGTTAGAAAATTAGATTTGTTCTGTAGTAAAGTTTCCATACCAGAAAAAACATACAATGTAGGACTTTATCGAACATACGGGGCACCATATCCATATCCTCAAAGTGTTCAATTTGGGACTATTACTACTACATTTTATTGTGATGGTGCAATGGGTATCAAGAAATTCTTTGACCAATGGCAAAAATTGATCTGGAATGATATGACGGGAAATTTTAACTACTATGATGAATATGTTTCTGAGTTTGATATCTTTACTCGTTCTTCTGTAAGGTCAACAGGAAACACACCAAGTGCTCCCCCAAAAGGAGA